GTTATATAATTTTCTGAAATATATTACTTTGTTATCGCTACGGCTTGTTCTGTGGCATTTAAGCCCAACCGCCGGGCAATCGTCTTTATGGATAACGCAACACGCGCATCTACTCAAACATACATATTTGCCAACATTTTCAATCAGTTTATCAGACGGTTTAACCCATCTTTCCGCAACTATTACCATACCCCGGTAAACTGCAAGTTCGCCGGGGTTGTATTCACGTCCGGGTTCAAACGGTTGTGGTTTCTTTATTCTCATTTTCTATCGAACTAACCAACAAATCCAAATTTTCCTCTGTTCCGGAAATTGAAATTCTTGCTTTCCCTGCTCCCATTACCGCCAATTCCGTAATTGTGCAATCATATTTGCCTGCGGATTTTTGAAACTTTGCCGCCTCATTTAATGGCAATATTTTTGTTATCTCTTTCATCGCTCACGTTTTTAGTATTTTACATTACAAAGTTAATAATTTCTTTTGGTTTTTATCCATATCAGCCGGAAACCAACGGAAAAACAAAGCAATTTAATTTCAATATCTAAATAAACGTCATGTCCTTTTACGCCCTCAACCATAACTCCGGGCGTCAAATAAAATTGCTTATACTTCCACAAACTTTGCAGATACAAATAAAACCCGATACGTCCAATATGGAATCCGATTGTTTTCATTTCTCTATCTGTTTTTTTATCTGTTCCCAACTCTTTTTGTCAATTACCATTTTCCGGGGGTATTGTATTATTTCGCCCTTGGTATATACGAGATTATAGATACCCAATTGCCCCTTAATTGGCATTTCAACAACACGTCTTGGGTTGCGCATCAGCCAACCGAAACCCTTTGTTATCTTTTCCCGCTTTTCTTTTGGTATTCGGGTGTTTTCCCAATCCTCCGGGGTAAAATCTTTTATCGGCTTCACGTCGTACAACTCAACCAATCCCAAAGTAACGCCGCTTTCCATTCCGGGATAAACCGGTTTTGCCGACGAACAAATAAGAACGTCGCCACGGTATGACGTTTTTTTGCTTCTAACTTCAATTGATTTTCGCCCGTAAATAACGTCGTTTTCGTCTTTGTATGCCGCCGTTACCAAATCATTTGCGTATGGCTGTTTGACGGTCAACGCACGCCAACGGTCGTGTTTTTCGGGGTCATATTCTTTGCTATTAAACTGCATAACTTTATTTTTTATCTTTCCCGGCGGGTTCCTTGTAATGGGCAAAACCAATTGGTCGTATCGGTTCCGGCTCCAGAACGGCTGCGTCCTCCTTATTGTATTCAAAAGAAACAATAACCGTTCGCCCCTTTGTCCGTGTCCCAATCAGCCGGGAACCCTCCGGGATTTGAATTTTAATTTCGTTCCTCATTCTCAAAATGGCAAATCATCTTTGTCTTGGTCGGGAATTGGCGGCGGCGGTGTTGGTGCGCCTCCCTGCTGCGTTGTTTGTCCGTCTTTCTTTGGCGACAACATCTCCATATTAAACCCGTAAACTTCTGTAATGTATCTTTTGACGCCGTTGTTGTCCTCATAACTGCGGGTTCTTATTTTCCCCTCAATATAAAGTTTATCGCCCTTTTTTACATACTCTTTTGCAACCTTTGCCAATCCATTTTGCAAAACAATATTGTGCCATTCGGTGCGCTCCGGTACTTCTGTACCATTTGCCGTTTTAAATGCTCTGTCAGTTGTCGCCAACGTGAATTGCGCAACCGAACCGCCGTTGTCGAAATCTTTATACTCCGGGTCTTTTCCGACGTTACCCATTAAAATAACTTTGTTTACACTCATAGAAATATAGCTTTAAAAATCCAACTTCCAATACTCCATAACGTCCAAATGTATGACGCAACCGTTAACGCCACGAACGTATAAAATACAATTTTATATCCGGTTTGTTTTTTGATTTTCATCTACTTAAATTTTACGCCATCCAACAAATATTCTTTTTTCATATCCGACCATCCGGCGGCATGATTTATCGCTTTCCGGTCGTCGTCGTAAACAAATCCAACTATCCAACCGCCGAAGTTTGATTGTTTTATTAGTCTTACCAATTTACCGACGAAAAAAGAACGGTATCGGTAATATGCTGAATTTTCACTAACAAACAAAACCCGTCTTTCTGCATTTATTTCGGGCGGATTTTCGATTTGCGGGCGTTTCTCCCTTTCCGGGTACTTTTGTACCCTTTTAAAATCATTTTGGATTGAACGGCGGGAAATTGCCCCGTAATCTGGTGTTCTTTTTTTCGTCCTCATATTTTCAAACTTCTGTATTCGTTTTTAAGCAATTCAATAATCCGGACGTTGCCCGGATATATACGCATTTTCGTTTTATCCCCATTCTCCCAACATGAATGATGTTCAAAACATAGTATATTTATATTTCTTGCATCATGCGCCATTTCGGGAAACGCTCCACGGGTCAATATATGCGAACAATAAACGGCGGAATAATTCCGTAACGGCTTTAAACATTCTTCGCATCTGTGCGGCTTATGCTCCCAAACCCACCGGAAAAACCGTTGGTTGGCAACGGGAATGTCGCCACGTCCTAAAACGCAATTCCCGAACATTTCCCGTTGTAACTCAACACGCAACCGTATATCTAACCGAAAATTACGAATATCCAATAACGGTTCGTAACCACGTGCAACGCAATATTCATATTCGCAACGCTCGGTCAACAATATTGGCTCCATTACATATTGTTTGTATCGTCCGCCGGGTCTGCCATTTCCGGGAACATATCATTTTCATTTTCGTTGTCTGCATCATTTACATAAACTAACGGGTTTGGTTCCCCATCAGCCCCGAACAAATCCATTTGCGCCTTTTTGCCCTCAAACAGAAATTCGTAAACATTGTTTTCAATATCGCAAACAATGTTTTCCAACTCTTCCTCAAAACCGAACGTTTCAACGTTATATTTCATTCGTGGGGTATTGATTGCTGTTTTCTGATTGTTTGATATGGTAAACAATCCGGTTAAAACGACGCCTACGTTATCATCTTGCCCGGACAAAGAAACGCCCCTAACCTCTATATTGTCCAAACATTCTTCCGCAAATGCGGCTGCAATATCTGTTTGTTTCTTTGTTGCTTTAAACTCCGGCGTTGCCATCATGGTTTTAAATGACGTTATGTTGAATACACGTCCCATAATCGGGCGCAAATCATTAAACAAATGACGCAAATCCGGGTGTATGTCTTTTGCACTCAATACATGGTATTTGTTCGTGTAACTCTCATTTCCGACAACTTCCGTTACTTCATAATGTACGTCTAACCCGCCATCTTTCAACAACTTCACTTTCGATAATGCAAACTTTTCCTTTGTAGGAATCGGCATAACATTTTGTTTTTTTTCGCTCATAGTTTTTAATCTTTATTGTTTCCCGGTTCCTCCGGGTAGGTTTCTTCTTGGAAATACTCGCAAGGTTCATCATCAGCACAACGACCGGATAAACAACATACCGGATAATCCACGCAATCAATGCACATTTTTTTTTCGTTCATAATTTAAAAGTCTGTTTCATTTAACAATTTTGCAACCTTGTTTTCCGGCTCTGCATCCGGTGCAAATATCGGTTTCGGGTCGTGAACTAAAACTTCCCTTTTTACCTTTTTGGTCTTTGCGGGTTCCGGTTCCGGGTTAAACTTCAATTGTTCCGCCGGATATTCTTTTGGTTTCAGTTCTATAATACCATTTTCCACCAAAACCGGAATACAACGTTTGCAGGCTTTCACGTCCTCCAACGCATCATGCGCCGGGAATGTTTCGCCGGGGAAACACTTGTTGTAAAGTTCCTCCAATTTCGGATATTTGCCCGGACGTCCGTCTGCATACAATGCGCCAACAAATTTAATTGTTTTCATCATCGTATCAATTCGTTTGCCCTTAAACAATGCGTCCTCCGCTTTTTCGTCGTAATACTCACGCCCCATAATTCGCAATATCATTGCTTTTACAATTGACGTATCAAAGTAAATGTTGTGTCCTACCAACAAACGGGCTTTTTCGCAATCCTCCAAAAATTCGCCTATAATATCAGCAAATGGGACGCCCTCGGCGTTTGCTCTCTCTGCTGTAATTCCGTGAACTTCTGTTGACGCTTCCGGTATTTCCCATCCCTCCGGCTTAATAATGTAGGAACGTTCCTTTTCGTTTACCGCCCATGCCAATTGCACAATATTTGGAAATTCCGCAAAATCAACGTCCCATTTTGCGCCCTTTGGGGGCAACCCGGTTGTTTCACAATCGAACGTCAAAACATCTTTCATAATGTCGTTTATCTCATTTCCTTTGCTGTCTTTCAATGTTACTTTTTTCATAATAAAAAAAATCTTTTTTGCCCGTCTTTATTGGGCGTTTGTTCAACATAATTTGCCCGTGTAATCCACACGCAACCGCATTTCAAACATTTAACCCGGCTATATCCATGCGGCGTATATTGGTACCGGATAACCCGCCAATCTTTCAACGGGTAACATTTACGGGGTTGGTTACACTTGCAAAACATATTATTTTTTCTTTTTTAATCTTCTTGTTTTCTTTTTATGGGTATTATACCCGGTTTTAAATGCCGACAAATAAATAAAATCGCACGCATCAATAAACATTTCGCTTGTCTTGCATAATTTATATATTGGGCAATCCGTACATTTAATCCGCCCGCTTGCCTCTCTCGCTTTCTTTTCCAACGAGCTTAATTCTGAATAATGCCTCATATTAAATGCTTCTTGGGTCGTCTATAAACGTGTTGTATTCCTCTGCGGCAATCTGTTTCAAATGCTCAATATGTTCTATCAATTCCGCATTGCTCAACTCTGCAATTGTCCGCAACCGGGTTTCATATTTCCCGGTGTTAATATCTGGGGTCTGCTCATACATAACCGGGGACAACTCACGCAATCGGCGTTCGGTTTGTTCCTCTGTCAGACGTTCGCCCGCCTCCAAAATTCCGGTTCTGAATGTTGGTACAACGTAATTGAAATAATAACCTTTCAAAGCCTCTGATGAACCGGGCGACGCTACAATAAAACGGGCGATTATGCGGCTACCTTTGTGCATTGCAAAGAATTGATTTAATTCGCCCATGTACATTTGTAAACCGCCGTTATTATTAATCATTCCCGTTGCTGTTATCTCTCTTTTCCTCATTGTCTTTCTTTTCTTGGTCAACAAATTGTTTCATGGTCTTATTAAAAGCCTCTCCGCCTACATTCAAAATAAACGTTCTTTCGCTGCTTGAATACCCCTGCAATTTTTTATCCATCGCCGACGCATAAAGAACGGTCATTTGTCCCGGTTCAAAAACTCCTTTTTCCTGCAATCGGTCTATCGGGTGCCGTTTCAATGGGGCGTCCGCCATCATTCCGGCTTTTCTGCGGGTGTTTTCCAAATCGGAAATAACCACTTTCAGATTATTATAAAAAGCGGGTGTTTTCAAAACGTCCGAAATTGTCATTTCTTTAACTTCCATATTGTTTTGTTTAAGGGACGCCGGGAAACCGACGCCCCGGTTAATTACTCGTTTTCTGTGTATTCCTCAATAATTAAATCCTGCTGTCCCCTTACAACACTTTCAATAAAACCTTGGAATCCCTCTTTTTTTGCCAAATCCAAAATTGCCTGCAATCTCTTTTGTCCCAAACTTTCGCCCCTCGCAATTCTGAATACCTTAACCGTTGGGTTACTTGCAATAATCAGTTTTGCGGCAACCTCCATTATTTGCGAATCTGAAACCTTTCCGGAGACAAATGGGACGTCATTTAATACTAACCCATCATCACTAAACGAAAGCCCGGAAATCGGCAATTTCGCCGACGAAATAAGTTTTTTACGCTCGGCGGATAATTCCTCAATTTCTGAATCCATCTTTTCCGCTTCTGATTTTTTGTCGTCTGCTTGTTTTTTCTTTGAAAGATAATCGGCAACCTTTGCAGCCTTTTTGTTGTGTTCCTCGGCTTCTTTCAATTGTTTTTCTGTATCGAAATTATTCGGGTTCAAAGCCTCATAATCTGTTAACCATTTTTCGGCACTTGCTATTTTTTCCTCATAATCTTTCTTTTCTTCTTCAACGACCGAAACGGTTTGTTTATACGTCTTTTCGGCTTCTTCCATTGCTTTCTTTGCCGCCTCAATTGCTTTATTGTATGAATCTTTGGCGGCTGCCAAACGTCCCGGAATCTCTGCCAATCTCCCCTTTCTTTCTTCCATACGTAAACGCACGCCCTTTGCTTTCTCAACCAACTTTGCGTTTTCCTGCTGTTCTTTCATCAGTTCCGTAATGTCCTTTGGTTTGGCATACGTTTTCAAATCCTGCGTTGTCAATCCCTGCCCGGCTGCATCTGATATTGATTTGTAGGTTTTCAAATCTCGGTTTACTCCGGTACGTTCTGTTTTAAGCCCGGCAACGGTTGTATCAATTTCGGCAATCCTTGTTCTTACTTCTTCCGGCAACAAAGACTTTACAACCTCAATTTGCTTTCTGCGTCCCTCGGCGGTTTCCGACCAACGGGAAAATTCCACGGCGTCAAAATCTGTATAACCGAAAATATTTTGCAACATAGAAACGTTATCACTTTTCATTCCGGTTGTCTTTGATTTAATTGATAACGTGCCACGTGGGTTTGCTTTCGTGAATTTCAATTCAACCTCGTATTCCTCGCCGTCGTCGCCGACAATCATTTTTGCAAAACCTTTGCTTTCTCCATTCTTCAATACGGCGTCACGGTTCCCGGTCAACAAAGCCCCAATTGCTTTTAATACGGTTGATTTTCCCAACTCATTATCTCCGGTAATGAAATAAACGTTACCGTCGAAATCTGCGTTAAACTCTTTAATTACTTGGAAATTTACCAATTCTAATTTCTTAACTATCATTTTTGCTCTCGGTTTGTGCCGGGGTTTCCCCTGGCGGTTAATATTATTTTTTTGTTTCTCTCATTCTTTGGTATATCATTGTTTTCACCTTAACAAGTGCGTCCCGGCTTTCTTTCGCTTCCTCAACCGTACAATCAGCAATGAAATTTTCCAAACGCTTGTATAATTCGTTCAACTCTTTGTCGCTCATTGCGTGCCGGATTGCTCCTACTTCATCAACAAACTTTCCCATCTTTACAAATCCTTTTAAGTTCTTCCAAATCCTTACGTTTCGGTTCTTCTGCGTTCTTGGTCGCATCAATCAAAGGCATATTGTTTGTTGTTGTCGTCCATCTTTTACCCGTTGCCGGGGACGTGTAAGTTACTTTGTAATATCCGTGTCCGGCAATCTCAAAATCAAAATCGTAAATCGTTGTTTTCATAATAAAATGTTTACTTTCCGGGAACCCGCTCGGTCGGTATTTATTATTTTACATATTCCCATTTATACCCGTATGCTGTTTTTCTTTTTCCATTACAACATTGTAGTATAACATATTTTTCCCATTTATTGACACATATATCTGATACATCATTAAATATTTCAACATTTCCTTTTGCGTCAATTCTTTTAACTTTATATTCTCTTTTTTTCTTTATAAAGTTTCCAAAATTCATATTTTCATTTGCTGTACACCAACGCAAATTTTCTATTTTATTATTTAATTTATTACCGTCTATATGGTCAACATATTTTTTGTTTTCCGGGTTTTCAATAAACGCTAATGCTATAAGCCTATGTAATCGAAAACTTTTGTATGAATTTCCAATCTTTAAATTTACGTTCATATAATAGCCCGCCTTAAACGCTCGCTTTTCTTTCCCAAATTGTATAACCTTACAATTTTCTGTAACTATACAATCAAACTCTTTTAAGTATATTTCTTTTGGTTTCATACTGCAAAGATAACGTA